GGTGTCGATCTCGAGCACGCGGATCACGCCGATGATGTTGTTCCTGGTGATCGTGAAGCCGAGGGCCTCGCTCGCCATGTCGGCGATCTCCTCGCGCGTCGCGCCGCGGAACTTCTCGCGGTTGGCGTCGGCCCACACGTTGAGGCGGTGTTGGTGCTTGAAGTCGAGCTGATTCTTTGACTTGCTCACGTTGTTCTCCCTATCTGGGGGTTTCGAGCCGTCGCGGCACACGCCGCGATTCGGTTCTAAGTCGCGGCGCGAGGTTTCCCCCGCGCCGCGGTGATCAAATGCTGCGGGCGATTTTGTCGCGCTGGTCGAAGAGCCACGCCGCGGCCTCAGGGTGGCCGGCGGAAATGAGGCGATCCACGGCGCGGCACAGCGCGATGGTGGCCACGGAGCGCTCGATGGTGCGAGTGAGGCCCTCAATGGCGGCCTTCTGGATCTCGCGCTCCTCGCCGGTGGTCATGGGCTCCTCGGCGAGCGTGAGGGGCTTGGCCTCGGCGCCGACGCCGGCGGGCTTGGCGGTGAGGTGATCATTCACGAGCTGGTTGATGAGGTCGAATTGGTTCATGGGGTTCTCCTTGGTTGGGGGTAATCAGTACCGGCGTCCCATCACGCTGAGGGCCTCGATGCGGGCGGTGTAGGCCATGGCGTAGGCACGTTCCGCGGCGTCGAGCTCGGCACGCACCTGGGGCATCCGTGCCCATGCCGCGGGCTTGTCGGCGTCGCGGTGAAACAGGGCGCGGGCGAAGGTCTCGCGGGCTTCGTCCCGGCGGAGGAGGGCATCATTGAGGTTGGCGTTGATATCGTCGAGGTTCATGGGTTGCTCCTTGGTTGAGGTGAGGGGTTAGGAAACGCTCTTCTGAGCACGTTCACGAGCACGCTCCACGAGCCGGCGCTGAGCCGCCGAGTGGATCATGGGCGAGCCATCGGGATTCACGAAACCGTTGGTCGCGGCCCACGCGGCGAGGCCATCGGCGTGCGCCTGATCCACGGCGACGGTGTGCGTGTCGGCGTTGCGGAGTTTCGGACGACCGGTGATGCTCTTGGAATGGTTCATGGGTTGCTCCTTGGTTGAGGTGAGGGGTTAGGCGGCCCAGGTCATAATCGAGGTGTTTTGGATTCGGCTCCATCGACCGCCGATCCATTCATACACGCCAACATCGCTTCGGCCTCCGCCCTTGAGGCATGCACGAACATCACGGAGAGCGCGAACCGAGGCACGGTCGAAGCTGCGATGAGTGGAGATGAGGCCACGAACATCTCCGTAGACCACGAACTGGTTCTTGCTGCTGACGCACACATTTCCGATCATGCTGCTCTTCATGGGTTGCTCCTACTGGGGTTCCGAAATGATCTCCGGCACGTTGCCGGGGGTAATGCCCTTGCATCGGCGTTAGCCGGTGCTGGGCTTGAAAGAATCATTCGTGAATCTTGCCGTCGAGAGGACCACCCTCGAATCGGATCGCCACGTAGTTGAAGAGGTCGCTAGTGATCTCGTCGCCTTCGTCATCACTCCAATCGTGCCCATTCATGCTGTGCCAGTCGGTGGTCTCGTTGTAGATCTTGGCTGAAATCCGATAGATCTCGTAGGTGCCGTGCCACTTGGCGATGACGATCATGTAGTCGGTCTTGGTCACTTCGTTCATGGGCTGCTCCTACTGGGGTTTCGATTTTGGCCACACACGTGGCCGACAGGATGAGTATACCCGTTCATCGGCACGTTTCAAGCCATGGAGCGCGTATTCGTGCCAGATTGTGCAAGATTCTGTTATTCGGACCCCACGAGTATGGGGGTTACCAGCGCCCTTGTGGGCATTGCTCGCCGGCGCAAATCGATTTCCCCGCGGGCTCGAGCTGGTCGAGCTGGCGACCCCACTGGATTAGGCACCCGCACGTTGTGGTGGTCTCGGTCATGGGGTGTCCACAGAAGCCCGCCAGAAGCCCCACGCCGCGGACGCGAACGAGTACCCGGCTCGGGCACCCCTCGCACACCGCGGCCCGTCTGGAGGCCTCCACGGGCTCCGCCGGCGAGCACGTGAGCCACCGAGCCGCGCCGGCGATGGCCGCCCACGCGCTCAAGCGATCACCTCGAGGCTCGAGGCGTCACCACACCCGGCGCATCCGCCGTCGCGCCCCTGGGGCGTCGTGCCGCCGCCGGGGCCGCACGGGCAGTATTCGCGCCTCCACGTGGTTCGATACGCGGTCTCCATGGTCCGCGAGGTCGGGCCAGCCACGAAGGATTGGCTCGAGGCGAACTCGAGCGAGCCGCCGGCGCACTGGTCATCGAAGGCCCAGCGCCCTGAGTTTCCGACGTTGGGGTACGCAAACGAGCTTGAGCACGTCGCGCCCTCGCCGCCCGTGATGGCGATCAACGCCGAATCCATCGGCAGGGGGTCGAAGCCGAATCTCACGCGCGGACTGGCCGGCACAGCGCCGAAGAGCTGGGCGAAGGCGTCCACATAGCTAGGCCCGTAGGTTGTGCCCGATTGGTTGAGGATCTCGAAGGCCTCAGTGGTCGAGCCGCGCACATCTCCGCCGGCGAAGTATTCGAAGGCGCTGGCGCCGTTCTCGGTCACGCTCTCGAGCTGCACGCCGGTGATCGTGGTCGGATCTCCGGGCATCGGTTCCAGAGTGTCACCAGGAACATAGCACTTCGAATAGCTGGCGGTGAAGGCGATCTGCACCCGCCGGATGATCACGGTGATTCGCGAGGGCTCTCCGAATCTCGTGGGCGGCCGGCTGATCTGGTAACGCCGCGTGAGATCTAGGCGGTACTGGGTCGAGATCACGAACCGATAGCTGGTCACGCTCGGGCATGTCGCCCGCGTGAGGCGATTCCCCACGCACGTCTGGATTCCGAAGGGCTGACAAGGAAGGTTGAGAGCACAACACCCGGAGCCACCACAGCAGCACGGCGCGCCGCCGGCATCGGTCACGAGCTGGCGGGCTACCACTCCGAGCGCGCGGTCCGTGGCGATGATGGCCGGCATGGTTAGTTGAGGCCGTCAGATCCGCGGCCGATGGGATTGCGCGTCGTGATGGTCAGATACTTGGACGTGATGATCGTACATCCCGGTCCGTCCTCCATCAGGGTCACCGTCATCGGCCGCTGAAGCTTGGAAAGATCGAGCGTGCCGCCGGTGGCGATGATGTTGGTGATGCCCGCCGTGGAGGCGTCGGGGTTGCCGGCATTGAGCACGGTCAGCGTGCCGCCCATCAGACGGATATCGGCGAACACGTTGGAGCCCGCGTCGAGGGTCACCGCGCCGCCGGCCATCACAAGGCCCTCGGTCCTCGAGCCCGCCGTGATTGTGGTTCCGGCGATGCCGCGCTTGATCACGTGCTGCCCGCCCAAGACCGTGATGGCGTGGAGGTCGGTGGTGGTGTTCACGTCGATCGTGGCCGACCCACCAGAGAACACCCATCGATAGTTGGCCACGCTGCCCACGTTCTGACTCACGTACACGCGGCCCGCCGTGAGCTCGAGGCGGCGCACGGTGCCCGTGCCGGTGAGGTAAGCCGAGCCGCCGCCGTTGACCTGAAAATAGTGGCAAGTATCGGAAGCGCCGCCGGCGCCCTGAGGCGTGTAGTAAAGCGCACCACCCGAGGCCTCATAGCGAACGCGGGGGAGCTGCGTTATCTGCGAGAACACGGTGCCATCGGTCTCGGCCGCGAGCGAGCCCGTGGCGCCGCCGATGGTTCCCGAGAACCCCGGCGTGATGTCGAGCGAGGTGAGGCCCAGACTGAGCGATGGCGAGAGGCCCGCCGTCACGGTCTGCGTGCCCTGCTGAATCCACAGGGTGGCGTTATTGACCAGGCCGCTTCCGGCCGCGCCGGCGAAGGTGAGCCAGTTGGCCGCGGCCAAGGAGGTGGCGCCGTTATTCAGGATTTCATTCACGGGCATGGTTTGGTTCTCTCGAGGGGTTCTTAGTCAGTGTATCAGATCGAGCTCTGGTCATAGTGTCCGAAATACATGATTCGCGCCGCGGCTGCGAGCGTGGTCACCTGAAGGATCGAGAAGAGCGAGGTGGTGGCCGCCGGAAGGGTCGAGGTCACCGTGGCCACGAGCGCGAGATTGGCCTCGGTGGTTCCGAGCCACACCTCCACGCTCGAGCTGCTCACCGCGCGGAACATGAGCGTATAGGCCGTGCTCACGGCGATACTGCCCACGCTCGCGGAGGTGGTGCCGTTGGTGCCGTCCGCGGAGTAGACCACCCATCCGGCATCGCTCGCCGAGGTCGAATACCTGAGGAGAATCACCTGCGCCGTGTTGGGCGTGTCGCTTGTACCGAGTGAGCCGTTGGTGAGGCCGATCAGATATCGCACGTTCGCAATGCTGCTATCGGTCTGGAATCGATAAACCGCGATGGGGAGATTGTCGAGGCGGAGATCCGAGCCCGTCGCGCCGCTGGCCAAGATCGTGCCGCCGGCGATGCTGCCCGAGGTGCCCGCGCTGGTCCAAGGTTGAAACGAGCCCGTCGCGGAGTCGGCGGTATTGCCCACGGTGCCCGTAGGCGTGCCGCCCGTCGCGCCCACCACGGTGCGGCCCGTGCCGCCGCGTGCCGGATGCGAAGCCGCACGCCGCCGGAGGTGGCTCATGACGTAGGGAGGGAGATCGGCCGCCACCATGGCCCGAAATGTCGGTGCCGCGGCCGAGCCAGAGGTCGGGCCGGCGAGCACTTTGTTGGCCGATTGGGTGGCGAGGTTGAGCGCGAGGGTGCCCGAGCTCGTGATCGGCGTACCCGTCACGGTCAGGAGGCCCGAGGGCACGGTGGCCGCCACGCTCGTGACGGTGCCCGTGGTTCCGGTGAAGAACTCGAGGCCCGTGGCGCCGGCGTTCACCCTCACGAGATTACCCGCTTGCCCCGTGTAGCTGCTGGGAACGTCTGAGAGGCCCGTGAAGGTGGTAACCCCACCTCCGCCACCACCTCCGCCCGCCACGAGCTGAGCCACGGTCAGGATAACGCCCGGAGAGATCGGTGTGGTGGGGCTCGAGCCCGCCGCAATGGTGGTGATGCTCACGTTCGTCGAGCTCGAGCTCCACATGAGCTCGAGGTAGTCGCCGGCCGAGATCGCCAGCATGATGTTCCACGCGGCGATCAGGTTGCCGTTCACCGCGCCGTGCTTGTTGGGAATCGACACCTGCCCATTCGAATACGCCACGTCCACGCCGTTCTTTCGGAGCCACACGTTGGCATCGTGGATTGAGGCGTCCGAGCTCGTGAACTGGATCGAAAACTGGATGTTGTAGGTGCCCGCATTGGTGAATGCGATCTTGGTACCCGCCGAGATGCTCACACCGCTGGAGGCCATGGTGTTGCCGATGGCCACGGCGTAGGCCGTGGTGGTGCTCGCAATGGTCTGCGTGGTGGTGTCGTAGAAGTTGCCGTAGTACCCGGTACCGATCGAGCTCGTGGGAAGCGCGATCACGCCGAGCCACTGGGTGGTCTCGCCAAGCCGACCCGTAGGTACTTGAACCTTCTTAGACATCAATGATCCCCGTCACGGTGAGGTCGAGCTCCACGGTGCCGCTGGTGGTGGTCACCTGGTACCTGATGAAGCGCAGGCCCTCGACGCCCACGGCCTGAGTCACGCCGGAGGTGGTGTAGCTCACCGCGCCGCTGGGAATGTCGTACCAAAACTGCCCGTTGAGAGAGCATTGGAGAGTAACGGTGCCGGCGAGGGCCGAATCCACAGGCGTGTCGAGCTGCGCGACGATGCGGGCGTAGCCGGTAACGTCGTACACCAGACCCGAGCCGATGCTCGAGAGCATGGTGGCGGGGTTCCACGTCGAGCTGGGCGCGCCCACGGGGGCGAGGATGTCGATGCGCGTGGCCATCAGTCTGTAGCTCCTGCTGAATCGGGTCCAGGCACCGGCGCCGATTGACCGCCGCCGATGGTTCCTCCTCCAACCACTGGCGGCACAATGGGAATGAGGCGAGGTCCGACGCCAGAATCCTCGAGCCGGCGAGCCGTGAGCCCGTTGGGGTTCGCCGCCGCGCAATCCTTGAAGGCCGGCATCTCGATGAAATGCCACCTCACCACGTTGGCCTCGATGGCGCCCATGACGAGCATGCCCACGGGGAGCGCCACGGTGTCGAGGGTGTCGGGCCATCTCTGGATTGGCCGCTGCTGCTCGAGCCGAAATATGCCCTCCACGTTTGGATCATGGACGGCGATGGTGTAGGAAATGAACGTGGCTGGCCCCGGCGTGATGCCCTCCACGCTCACAATGCGGCCGATGATGACGCGAGGGTCAGCCATCAGATAATCCTCGAGGCGCCGGGGAGAAGCCGCCACCCGTTCTCGTCGGTGTCATAGAGAGGTTCAAGCCGGCATTTGGGCACGTCGGTTTCGGGGTTGCCGTCCTGGTACGCGCCGAAAACCGTGTATTGATCTCGACGAAATGAAACCTCAATAGCTCCATCGAAGAGCCGGCAGTATCGGATCGTTTCCGGGTCCGTGGCATAGACGAACCACGTGGTGCCGGCGTCATATTCCCAGGTGTATGAGATGTCGTAGTTGCCGGCGTCATCGACCTGGCTCACGCTCGCGCCTTCGAAGTGATAGAGCTTGCCGTCAGGCATCCGGTGAAGTTTGTCGGTCTGCGCGGCGATCACGTCGAAGATCCGCACATCGGTGATCTGGACGCGCACTTGCAAGGGCCTGATCACGCGCATCTCGTTCAGGATCTTCTTGCCGATCTTCCACACCTTCTTTTCGACCTGAGTACCAGCGCCCGAGGTGGCGAGCACCATGGAGCGAATCGCCACGGGGAGCTCGACCTGGACCTTGCGTTGAGCCCATCCCCAGTGATACCACGCTGGGTTGTCTCGATTCGGCCTGCGCACGTCGATGAAGCGCCCATCGGCCGAATACATGCAATCGACGCGGCACACGCCCGAGCCATCGACGGAGACCTGATATCGATCAAGGCGAATACTCGGATAATCTGGATGCGTGGTATTGGGCTGAGGGAGATTCTCCGCCTCGAGCGCGGCCGATGGGTTGATGGTCGAGACCACGAAGCGCCGCGTCGCAGTTTCCTTGCCGGTGCGGTCGGTGGCATACTGGGCCTCCAGAGCGAGCTCGTACGCGGTGAGAGCCATTTAGCCCACTCCCTCGGTGTAGATGCGATTCATGGCGGCTTGGGCGACGATGCCGCCCACTTGGAACTGGGCCGAGAGCTGGCTGAGGCTATTGGCCTGATCGTTTCCGAAGGTGTTGTTCATCTCGTTGCGGATGTCGCGGAGGGAGCGCATCCACGCATCGCGGGCACCTTCGGCGGCGAGCTTCATGGCCTTGGCTTGCTCCTCCTGAGCTGATCGTTGTTCCATCCTGATCCGCTCGAGGTCGTCGAGAATCTTCTGAGAGCTATCTTGTTGGGCCTTGTATCTCTCGGCCTCTCTCTCCATGCCGGCCACAGATTCATCATGCTGTTTATCGGCCAGCTCGCGCATGGCCTTCTCTTTGGCCTCCGCGTCCTTTTTGTCTTGATCGCGTTTTTTCGATGCTTCTTGAGCGTTCTTCTGTGCGAGCTCGTTGATGAGCTTCTTCTCAACTTCGGCCTGAGCTTGTTTCAAGTCGGTGATATTGGCCTCGGCCTTGGCCCTGCGCTCGAGGAGATACATGGCCGATTTCCCGCCGGCCATCTCGGCGTTAACCTCGTTGATGATGTCGTACTGATATTGAAGCTGCTGATTGATCTTTTCGAGCTCGGGCTGGAGTTTCTGGGCATTCTCTACGGGCTTATTGGTCTCGAGAGTCTCAACAAACTCCCGCGCGCTATCTGTGGCGGTCTTGAGATTCTCGATCACGGCGGTGCTGATCGCCTCGCCGATCTTGTAGAATGTCGCCGCCACCATGCCCACGGCCGTGAGCTTTCCGATGAGGCCCTGAACTACTTCGATCTGCTCGCCAAACTTCTTTTTAGTATCGCGCAGCACGCTGCCAAGACCACCCTCGCCCATCGCCTCCTTGGCCTTGGATCCGGTCTTTTTGGTCTCGTCTCCGAGCTTTTCCACGCTCTTCGTGGTGGCGTCTACTTGCGCCGTGGCGGTGTTGCTTACCTCGCCCACGGGCATGGACGTGTTATCGACCTTGGCCTTGATCCGCGCGATATCGCCCGCCAGCTGAGAGTCGTCAGCGCGGAGGCCGATGTTGAGCTCGATGGCGTTGCGGTCGGCCATGCCGGCGGCTCCTTAGACCACGGTGGCGGTGTCGGCGATTCGCAGAGTGCCAGAGAAGCGGATCACGTCGTCCATCTTCCAAGACAGGGAGAGCTTGTTCCAGAAGGCCGGGAAGGCCCACGTCCTCGTCGGCGAGTTGCACACGGTGAGGAGACACGTGTTGTCCGCGGTGCCGGCCGCGGCCAGATCCCACTTGGGTTTGGTGATCGCGCCCGAGGCCGCCGTGAGACCGGCGTTGCTCTGAGTCAGATCGCCCGAGCCCTGGAATGAGTAGGTGATCACGCTGGCGTCGCCGATCTTCACCACCTGGCTGAGCCGCGGGATTCCGATGGTGCCGGCGAGGGTCGGATCGCTCGCGCCCACGTCCGCGAGGACGAAGGTGGCCGAGCCGTAGGCGCCGGTCGCCGCCGAGCTGGGAAGCACGGGGCCGGCGGTACTCGAGGCCTTGCACGTGTAGGAACCCGACCATGTTCCGGTTCCGCCCGGCATCCACTTCCGCCATGTCGCCGAGCCGCCCACGGTGCTGGTGATGTCGATTTCGGGCCAAGTCACGTCGATGTTCCAAGCGTTGATGAACTGCACGTAGCCATTGGCGAAGGTGACCGAGCTCGTGATTCCCAAGGGAGGCGTGGTCTTGGGGAACACTCCCGAGAAGTCCACGGTTCCGGTGCGCAGGCCTTGGATGCGCTCCATCATGTTCACGCCGCCAGTGCTGGCCTGCGTGATGTCCACATCGCCGCTCTCGATGTTGATCGTGGCGATGTCGGTAGTGATCCTGAGCGCCGTGGTGAGGAGGTAGTAGAGATCGTTTCCGGCGGTAATCGCCGCGGTGCTCGTGAGGTTTCCGGTTTCGGACGTGATGGGGTATGCGGCCATGGTTTGAGGCTCACGGGTTGGAGGCGAGGGCGCTAACGCGGAAGGTCATCTGCATGGTGGCGGCGATGCTGTGCTCGTCGGTCATCGCCTGTTCTTGGGTGGTCACGAAACACTGGGTGGCTGAGGCAGTATATCCGTTCGTGGGCAAAACCAAGAGGTGACGGTGGAAGCCGTACGTGGGCACGCGCCCAGCTTGGAGCACGGCGTTTCCGTGGAGGCGATCCATCACCGACGAGACGCGGCCCGAGAAGGCCGAGGAGCTGGTGTAGTCCAGGATCTGATCAAAAACCGTAAAGGTCGCGGTCACGCGGAAGTCGTCCGAGGTGAGGCTGTGGTCTTGGTCCATCCTCGTGGTGAACATGAGATAGGGGTACGTGATCGCCGATGGCGTGCCGAAGATGGAATAGGCCTCGCTGATGATGTTCCACGCCGAGCCGGCGTAGAGCCCGCCGGCGCCGGTGTCGGCCTTGATCCTCGTGAGAATGGCTTGATGGATGGCTGAGACGATCACTTGATGCTCCTTGCTCGGAAGGCCTTGCGGATGGTGGCCACGAAGCCGGCGGTGAAGGCGCGGCCCATGTTGGCGATCACCGTGGGGTTCTGCGCCGCGGGCCGCATGAAGGGTCGCGCCGGAAGTCTCACAGATGGTTTCAACATGAACATGAGCTCGGAGCGCGAGTTTTTGCCCTTGCCCCTCGTCTCCCAGAGGAAGGCGAGACCGGGCCGGTGGCCCTTGGTGAAGTGAAGGTTGAGGGTGCGCAGGCTCTTCGTGTTGGCCCTGAGCTTCGCCGCGCGAACGTTCATGGGAATCGTGAGGTACTTCACGTTCCGCGCCCGGATGATGTCGCCTTTCTCTTGGATGGCGGCGTATTTCCAGTTGGTGTAGACCTTGGCGTAGCCGTTCTCTGGTTCCGTGCTCTGAATGCTCTGGCGGAGGTTGCCCGTCACCGTGCCAGGAGGCCCGCCCGCCGGAGATGGGTTATGCCAGCTCGTGCGCCTCATGCTGTTCTTGATGAACTTCACGAGCACATCGCACGAGCGCCCTACGCCGATGTTGGAAGCCGCAAGCGTGAGCGCACGGAGCTGGCTCATGTTCACGTTCATGGTCACATCGCTGGCGTGGAGGTTGGCCATCAGTCGAGGTCTCGCTCGATGGTGATCACGTAGAGCACGCCGAAGTTGGCGGCGTTGCGAGGATTGCCCGCCACGCGCCACTTCACGCCGTTGATCTGCACTCGGTCCTTTTGGGTCAGGGTCCAGTTTGCGCCCGTGATGTCGTGCGGTGCCATGTATACCTGGCTCATCTGGTTGGCGGTGTCGCGCCCGTACATGAGCGAATCGCCGGCCGAGCTCGGATCAATGAAGCATCTCACGGTGTAGGTCGGGCTTCCCGGCGTGGCGCCATGGATCGGCACGCCGTCCGAGTCGGTGGTCCACGTCTGGGCGTAGATGTCCATCGTGGCGGTCAGGAGATGCCAGGGCGTGGCGGGCATGGGTCAGATCCTCGAGGTTCCGTAGATGCGGGTGATCTCGGCCTTGATCGACGTATAGGCCTTTGGGTCTTGGTTCGAATAGCTGTACCCGCCGATGCTCTCCGAGGCGAGGTTGGGGTTGCGCCCGCCGGCGGCGTACGCCATGTCCATGAGCCGGAGCGCAGCCACCTTGATATCGGAGGGGATTGGCGAGTAGCCAGCCACATAGATCACCGAGATGTTGTCGAAGCCCGTGGGGAATCGGGGCTCGGCCGAGAAAATGGCGTCCACGTTGCCGAAGTAGCTCACCGGGTAGCGCGAGCGCCTGGCGTCGATCCTCGAGAGAATGCCGGTGCGCGTGTCCACGCGGTAGCTGTTGGCATCGAGGAGCTGGCTCGAGCCATCGGCGTAGAGAACACTGACGCTCGTGATGCTTGCCACGGGGATCTCGCGGAGCTGGATGGCCTCCTCATCCGTGCCGTTGTAAACCTCGGTCCTTGTGGCCGATTCGAATCCGTTGCTTTCGTCGCGGTCACACCAGCGCCTCATATCCAAACTCACGGCATCCGCGAGGAAGGTCAGGAGCGTGTCCTGGCTCGTGTCCGAGCTCGGGATACGAGCCCACGTCTTGTATTCGGCGATTGTGATCAGACTGGCCATTAGAAGATCTCCGCGTGGATTGGCATGCCCAAGCCGTCGCCGACGCCCGAGGAGGCCAGCAGCACTAGCACGCTTTTCGCGCCACGTAGAGGCATGCCGGCGTTGGTAATGGTAACGGTGAACTTGCTCTCGGCGTTATCGTATTGATCGTTGGTTAGATCCACGGTGAAGGTCGAGCTGGCCGCCGTGAAGCCCGAGGCGTCGAGCCGCCAGAAAATCGAACCTGTGGGGTACGTGCCGCTTGCGTTGGGAATCTGGTCACACCCGTACACGCGGATGGCCGGCGAGGCCGGCGTGAGCACGAAGAGCGAATACTGGAGAATGAGCCGGATCACGCTCCCCTGGCCAACGATAAGGGGGCGGGTGATGCCGGTATAGCTCGCCGGATTGAGGAGAACCGATGCGGCTTCCGCGCCGGTCTCGGCGTCGGAGATCACGGTTTTCCATTGCCCGAAGAGCTGCGAGGGAAATACCACGCCGGGGCCGCCGGCGATCACCTGCGCGTTACACGCTCGAGGCGCCGCCATGGTCCGAGCTCCTTAGACGTTGAGGGTCTGCGCGTAGATCGGCACCGCGCCGCCGGCGCTCACCACGCCCGCCGTCTCGACCAAAACCAAGACGCTCTTCGCGCCGCGGAGGGAATATCCGGCGTCCGATGATAGCGCCGACCAGCTATAGGTGGTTCCGTCGTTCTGAATCGTGGTGCCGGCCGCGAGGGTGAGGGTCACGCCCGTGGCCGTCCATGAGCTGTTATCGAGGCGCCAGAAGATCGTACCCGTGGGGTAGCTAGTGCTCGTGATGGGGTACGCGCCCGTCGTGGCGTTGGGCACCTGGTCCGCGCCGTACACGCGGATAACCGGGCTCACGAGACCCACGGCCGTGGTGGCTCGAGCGAATCGGGAGATGAAGCGGATGAGCGTTCCCTGCCCGATGATCAGGGGGTACACGTTGGCGTTGGAGTAGCTGATCGGGGAGAGGAGCGTGGCCGAGCTCTCGGCCGTCGCGGTGGCATCGCCGTGGACGTTGACGAAGGCGCCAAACATCTGGCTGGCGAAGGTCACGTTGGGCCCGCCGGCGATGGTCTGAGCGTTGCAAGCTACGGGTGCGGCCATGGTCGAGATCTCCTGAGGTTTGAAATCCGGCCGAGGGGATTAGCCCGCGGCCGGCGTTGAGCGAGGCAAGAAAGGCAAGGCCGATCACAGCACGATGCGGCCGAGATAGGTACCGTCTCCGACGTTCTGCGCGACGCTTCGCAGGGTCTCGGTGGTGCCGTTCACGCCGGTGGAGCCGTGGAGGCCGATCCACACAGCGCCGAAGAGGGTGGCGCCGCCGGGGGTGCAGGTCACGCGGAGGTAGCGCTTGCGAGGGCCGCCAGTGCGAACATGGAAAAGCCACTGTTTGTTGGCGCCGCTGGCGGTGGTCGGAAGGCCGGTGCCGCTGAATCCGCCGCCGCTGACATCGGTCCACGTGCTGTTGTCGTCCGATTCCTGGATCTTCAGCACGGTGGCATCGGCCGCGATGGCGCCGATGGTGACCACACACACGGCCTCACCGACGCCGCCGAGAACGGAGGTGTCGAAGGCGGTGCCGGTGTTGGCCGCCGAGATGGACAGGGGGCCGCCGGTCGAGGTGCCGCCCTTGTAGTACGCATTCAAGAGAACGTTCATGGAGCTGTTCCTTTCGTTTGGGTGCTGATGCTGGCTTAGGCGGTCTTGAGGCCGCAGATCGCGCCGTAGGTCTCACCACGGCCAGCGCCGTGGATGGCCACACAGAATCGCGAGATGCCGCGGATGGCGAGGGAGTCGGTGTTGAAGTAGTACTGATCCGAGGTCATGATCTCGAGCTGCTTCCGGTCGCCCAACATGGACGCTCCGGTGAAGTCGCCGAAATAGACGCTCTTCGTGCCGCTCGAGCCGGTCGCCGTGGGCATGACCTGCGAGAAGTAGACCGGGTAGCCCATGAAGTAGGCGTTGCCGTCGAAGCCGTCGCCGAGGTTGCCCGTGCTGAGCTCCTTGAACTGCGAGGTCTGCTTGTCGAGGCGCATCATCACCTGAGCGAAGAACTGGCGCGAGCACACGAAGGCGAGGCGCGAGGGGTTCACGTATTCAACCGAGCCCATGAGCTTGTTGAAGTCGCCGTTGGTGAAGGCCGACCACGCGCCGGTGGCCGCGATGTAGGACGAAGAGGTCGAGAGACCGCCGGCGAGGCCGATCTGATTCGCGTAGGTGCTGGTTCCGTCGCCGAGGAAATAGGCGTTGTCCTCCGCGATGGCCTGCGCTTCCGCGATGCTGCGAGCGATGTCATCGGCAATGTTCACCGCGGCGTCGGCGAGGAGCTCGCGCGACAGCTGGTAAAGCGTGCCGTACTTCTTCGCCACGAGGGTGACGTTGCCGTAGCTGTTGTCGTTCGCCGTGATGGTGCCCGTCTCGAGGATGGGGCTCATCGAGTTGATTCCCGTCTTGCGAGGATAGGCGGCCACGTCGCGGCTCATGGGCACCACGTTCGCCAGCTTGCGAGCGATGCCGTATTGCTCGGTGAGCCAGATCAGATTCGGGATGAACTCGATGGGGACCAGCGCGCCGCCGAGCTGGTTGTTGAAGTCCACCTGAGCCTTTCCCACGATGTCGAGGTCGGCCTTTTTCTGCGCGTAGTCAGCGCCGCGGAAGATGGTCGAGCGAGCCCACGCGCCGAAAACCTCGGCGTGGTCGGCGTCGTCGAACGCGGCTTTCTTCTGGGCGACCTTCGCGGCGTAGGCCTTGCGGGCGCTGTTGCCGATGGAGAAGCGCTGCGGGCGATCCTCGCCGGCCTCGGCGATGGCGCCGTGGGGGCTCTTGGTGCCGCGGGCCGCGTCGACCTCGCCAGCCACGCGGATCACGCTCTTGGCGGTCCAGATCGCATCCACGTCGATGGCGTTGCCGGCGTCGTCCTGAAGGTCAACGCCCTGGCTGGAGAGCTTGGCCACGTGGGCCTTGCACGATTCGAGAGTCACGTCGCCTGTGAGGCCGTTGGCCTGGAGCGTGTCAATCAGGGTCTTACGAGTGAGGGGCATGGGGAGATTGTCCTTGCGGCGTATGCCGCGCTGGGGTTGAATCTCACGCCGGGCTCCTCGAGGTGGGAGGTGCGGCACGTGCCGGCCTCGCCATGCTCTCTCGCTGCGGTCGCGGGCGTATTCGGTTGTAATCTCGTGCGGGGCTGGGGGCCATCGTCGCACGAGGTGAGGGGGATGCGCCCTCAGTATACCACAGAGCTCAGCGCACGATGATGACGCGCTTTGGCTTCACGCCGAGGTCGCCCATCACACGGTCCGAGATATGGGCATCCGCGAGAGCCTTCCGGCTCTTCTCCGCGTTGAGCGCGGCCGCGTCGAGATTCGCGGCGAGCTGGCGGCACGTCACGTTCATGGGCATGGCGGTGTAGCTCACCTCGAGCACGCGGGCCTTGCGCACGATGCTCTCGGCGCCGGGGAAGGCCACGCGCTCCTCGGCCGTAGGTGCGCCCCAGTCGAGCGCCTCGAATCCGATGCTCATGGCGAGGGTGCCGGCCTTGGCCAGCGCCATGCAAGCCCTCACGTACGGGTTCGTCAGATCGTCGTGGAAGGCGCCGCGGCATCGCCAGCCGCGCGAGTCCATCGCCATGTCCCGGCACACTGCGACCGAGCTGCACACGTCGTAGTTGTGATCTACGAAGAGATTTCGATTGGTCAGGAGGTAGTCCGTCACGTTGAGACCGCTTGGGAGAACCACCTCGCGTTCGAGATCCACGGCCGCGGTGTTGGCGTAGCACACCACCTCGAGGGGCTTTCCTTCCATGGCCTTCACGCCGGCCTTCTTCAATGGAGTCCAGTAGCCGGAGGTCACGCCGATGGGGGCGTCTGGGCGGGTCAACATCTTCCGCCCGATAGCCGAGCGCCGGATGGTCTGAATGATCTGCTCGGGGGTCTTAGTCATTTTCGTATTCCACGCCCGGCGCGAGGTCGCACCGGCAGTTGGGGTGCGCTGCGGGCGACATCCCGATGAAGCCGTCCACCATGAACGCTTCGCCGATGGGGATCTCGTTGGGGTACTTGGTCACGATGGCGTCACAGATCGGGCACGGGCCTCCGGCCACGAGCCACTGTTTCTTCTCGACGCCGCGCTCGGCCCAGGCTTGGCGCTGGCCTTCACAGAAGGCCGTAGCGGTCTCGGTTCGAGCCACGCGCACGGCTTGCCATTCGGTGAGGTCGGGCGCCACGTCCTTGATGGCGTCGCGCAAGTCCGCCGCGCTGGTGCCGGCGGCGAGCTGCTTCTCAATGGCCACGGCCACGTGGCCCTTGAGGGTCTCGGGGATCGTGGTGGCGAGCTCGAGGCCGCGATTCCGCACGTAGGCCATGGCGATCTCGTTGCCGGTGTTGAAGGTCTCCGAGTCGGGGAGCCCGAGCCGCGCGAGGCCTTGCATGGCGCCGGCGGCGAGCACCTCCTCCACGAAGGCCTCGGAGATCTTGGTGAGCTGCGCGAGAGCCTCGTTGCTCGGTGACTGCACCGCGCCCACGTCGTTGATCATCGAGGGCACCGCGCCCGTATACCAATCGGTGAGCTTGCGGGTGAAGGTTCGATAGGCGCCGGCGGCGTTCACGGGCGTACCCGTATCTTCGTCCCAGATCGTCGCGGCACCCTTGGCCTTCCACGTTTTCAGTTTGGGGTGGTTCGCCGTTGATGCCACACCACAAGCCACGCCGCACACGTGATGAGCTCTCGCATGCTTCGCGTGAGGCCCGGATACTTCATCTCGGTGAGCGCCTCCGCCGCCATCTCCGCCAGATCCAGATTGAGCTCCTCGCGCTCCGTGCGCGGCTTGGGCGGATTCGGTGCCATGATGTGAGCTCCACGGCGCGGCCTTGCGCTGGGCTGGCGTGTAGGTCTTGGAGGTGTCGGCCTCAAGCTTGGTGATGATGCCATCGGCCCACTTTCGGCCAGGATCGCCGCCCCACAGAGCCCAAGCGATTCGGCCGGCCGAGGGATAGCCGTCCTCGCCGGAGCTCCATCCGGTGCCCTGCTTGTCCACTTCGTGGCGGGCGAAGTATGACGCCATGCGGTACACGGTTTCCTCGCTGAGGTTCTTCCCGTTGGCGATGTCACGGGCTCGAGCCACGCCCACCTCGGTCCCGCCGCGGCCGTATTCGCGCCGCCACGCGAGGCCACGCTCGGCCTCGGCCATCATGGCCTTGTTCGGCGCGTAGCCGTCGCTGGCCTTCACGCCCTTGGCCATCTCCTCAAGCTCCTGGTCCACGCTCGCCGGCGCTTCCACGTCCATCGAGCCCATGTCCGCGCTGGGCATCTCCGAGGCCTTGGCGGGTGCGGGCATCGGGCCGGGGCCGAAGATCCCGAGGCCGGCGGGAGCCGGCGCCTCGGTCTGGCGATACCTGAGGGAGTTGACCTCCTCGGGTAGCGCCTCGAGGTCCATCACCTTCCTGTATTCGTTGGGCGTGATCAGCCCCTGCATCTCCGCCGCGCGCAGCTCGGCCGCCATCTGGATCTGATCGTCTTGCGTGGGGTTGTCGAAGCAAAACCACATCGTGCCAGGCTCGACGCCGAAGTGAGGGAGGAGGAGCTCGGTGAACTCCGCCGCCAGCACGGCGAGGCGGGGCGCGATGGTGTATCGCATGTATTGCGCGTTCGCCACGGTCGCGCTGGCGAGGTTCGCGGAGTTGAGTCGGTAAATGGGCTCGGGGATTCCCGCCGCGTCGTAGATGCGCTTCTCGGTGGTCGTGATGCCCTCCACGTACTGCATTTCGTGGGGCTTCGTGCCGTACTGAACCACCTCGGTATCGCGCAGGAGGAGCACGCCGCCGGCCTTGTTGACGCCGCGGGTTTGCTGGGCGAGGTGGTTGTAGATCTGCTTCATCTGGCTGTCGGTCGTGTTGGGCGAGGCCCTGAGCACCATTCCCGGCATGCCGCCGTTCATCCATCGCGCGGCCTCGGCCTGGAGCGCGGCGCCCTCCATGTCGGTTTCGGGGATGACCGATGAGAGCCATGAGACGCCGCCGGCAGGATGGATCGGGCTTCCATGCTGGCGGAGGTAGATCACCTCTTCGGCGGCGATCCGCATGGGGCTGGCGCGGTTGCGGCCGTAGAAGTATCCGGTGATCAGGCCCGTGTCCGAAAGCATGGGCCATGCATACTCGCTGGGCAGGATGTAGGCCGACGCCGGCCCATTCTCGCCACGCTCGCCCACATAGAGGTAGGCGCGGCCGGCCACCTCCTTGAAGAACGAGATCAGCCACATCCAGAGGGGGCCGGTATACACGGGGTCGGGGTTCTGGAGGAGGTCGAGCACCGGATGGCTGATCACCTCCTCGATCTCGTCGCCGGCGCGGCTGGCGTACATCGCGGCCTTGCCCACGAGCGCCTTGGTGGGGTACTCATTTGTGATCCACTTCAGTTTCTTGCGGTCGCGGATCTTGCGGCCCTTGCCCGTGCCCGTGCCCGTCATGCGGAATAGGCGGAGCGTTTGCTGGCTCACCACCGTGGCGTTGATGCTCGCGGCTCGCCACGCGGTGCCCGTCACGCCGCGGCTCACGAGGTCGTAGTCGCGGCCCGTGTTGTTCTGGTAGCGCGAGCCCGCGGCCTCGCCGGGTAGGAGACCAGCGCCCACCCACGCGCTCGAGATCTGGCGTGAGTCGAGCTCGATTCCGTCCGCGGCCTTGGTGGTGTTGGTGTCGCTCATTTTGATCATGCCCAATATCGTGGCTCGGCCTCCGCCGGCGTTGGTGCCGTTGGCTTCGTGGGAAGTATACCGGCGGCCTCATCCGCCACGCGCACCACGAAGGCGCCACGCGCCGCGCTTGCTCCGTCGAGGTGCATGGCGGCGTATCGCGCGGCGTCTAGGCCGTCGTCGTTGACCTTCATCGGCTCCTCCTTGTCGGCCTTCCCGTCTTGCCCCTTGGGGTAGACGTACGCGTCGAACTCCTGAACCGTGCTCGTGGGCTTCTTCGCGGCGTAGAGCTCCTGGTCCATCTCCACCGTGGCACCGGCGAGGAAGAACATGCGCGGCCGCCCGTCGCCTTGGATGGCCAGGCGATTGTGCATTGCGTCGCGCCCGGTTCGGTGGTCCTTCTGCGCCGCCGTGCTCGAGATGCCGGCGGCCAGGAGCGTGGCGCGGTCCTCGGCGTCGTGGTCGGTGATCGTGGCGATGTATTCCTCGCCCATGGAGAGGCGGTTGATGGCCGCGGCGTGATCGGCCACGGTTCGCCGGCTCTGATAGATCTCGCGGTAGAGGTACATTCGTCCATCGCCGTCCGTCGCCCACCACTGGCACACGAAGGGGTGAACATAGCCGAAGTCGATGGCGCGGAGCTTGGGCCACGATTCCCAGCCGGCGGGCATCTCCTGCACCACGTGAATGGTGGCGTCGAACTCGGGGTAGACCAAGCCCTCGGCGGCCGCCCATCGCCCATCGAGGAGGCGAGCTCGGCGATGTCCGGTGAGGCTCTCGAGGGTGGCGAGGTATCGGCGGCCCGCGGTGGTCCACTCCTGCGCGGTCATGTCCCAGAGAGTGGGGTTGTCACGGTGCCGGCACTCGTGGACCTCCATGGCTCCACGGTCGGCGCGGCGCTTGAGCCAATGGGTGGGGGCCGCTGGGTTACAGTCGGCGATGATCTGGTGGTAGGGGCCGCGCGAGTTTCGGAGGCGGGTGGTGAGCTTCTCCCAATCGTCTTCGCTCGTTTCGGTTGCTTCGAATACGGCAATCAGGTCGTACTCGGTGCTCATGATCCGGTCGGGGTTGTCAAGCCCGCCGACCACGAGCACGCTCCCGTTTTCGTAGTCGTAGCCACTACGCGTTCGCCGGCTTTGGTTGTCGAGCTTGCAACCGGCGCGTACCACCTTGGATTCGAAGGTGACCAGCACGCTCTCGGTCATCGAGGCCCGCGTCTTGCGGCAGATCAGCGCACGGGTGCCGGGGTACTTGAGGAGGTAGAGGTGGACCTTCTCGAGCACGCCGCGCGTCTTGCCCGTGCCGGCGGGGCCGGGAAGGAGCACCTCCGAGGCCCTGCTATGCCACAGCGCAAGCACGCCGCCGTATGGGGTGTAGGCCATCACACGGCCTCGATCGGGGCCTCGCGCCCGTAGAGCTGGATCTCACGCCGCTCAGTCGCTTGGCCGGCGTCGAGGCGGGCGATCTTGTCGGCGTGCACGTTGATCTCGAGGTTGTGCTTCAGCGCCGCGAGGACCAGCTTGGCGCCGGCGGCCACGATTCGCTCGGAGTTGGAAGCCATGAGCCTCGAGGCGATGTCGGGAAGGGCCTTGGCCAGATCCTCGGGAATCGGCACGCCACGCGCTCCGTGCTCCTCAAGCTGGGCGATGACGGCGCGAACGTTGGCCCTGGTATGGGTGCCGTCGATCACCTTGGCGACTAGCTCGGCCACATCGCCCCCCTTGCCCCCTTGCGCTGTGCTCATGTTCTCACTTTATGCCCTTGGCCCGCTCGTCTCGCATTCCCTCAAGAAGCCCCTCAATCCGTCCGAGCTTGGCGGAGAGCTGGACCAGAGCCCCCTCGAGCTGAGCCTGCGTGGCGGTGGTCTGCGCCACGGCCTTCTCGGCGAGGCTTAGGGCGCTCTGGGCCATGTTTCGGGCATCGTTGAGCATGCTCCAACCGGCGATGATGATGCCGGCCGCGGTGAGGCCTCCACCGATCCATTGCGCCGGCGTGGCCTTGAATCCGGCGGGCTTGTTGAAGTCCACGTTCATCTCGGGCTGTTTCTTTGGGGTCTCGCTCATGGCTTCTTCACTCCGAGCACGCGCTGGGCGGCGTTCACGATTCGCTTGGTGGCCTTGCTTTGGATGGTGTCGGCCACCTGCTTGAACTGATCGTGGTCGAGGACGGGCTTGAACTTCTCCACGAGACTCACCACCTGCGTGGTGGCGAGGCGTTCGCGGCGCAAGGTCCAAACCACCCAGACGCCGGCGATGGCGAGCGTGGAGATCCCGATGATGGCGCGGTAGGCCAAGAGCCACTGACCGCCGACGCACGCGCCGAAGATCGCGAGGCCGGTTAGCACGCCCGACGCCGACCTGAGCCACACGCCAGCGACCACGGCGAGACCGAGGCCGGCTACGGCGCCGAGGGTCAAGATGCGGGAGAGGAGACCATTCTGGCTCGCCTCGAGCTCGGCGATCTTCTTGTGGGCGGCGTCTAGCTCCCCGGCCATGGCTGAGGAGTCGGTGGCCGCGGCCGTGATCTCGGTGGCGGTGGTCTCGAGCTTGCCACTGGTCGCTTGAAGCGTGGCCACCTGCGCGGAGATGGCGGTGGTCTGGGGCTCGAGGTCGGGCGCCTTGGCGGCCACCAAGGCGTTCGCCTGCGTGATGGCCTCGGCGGAGGTCTTGATCTCGACGGCCGCGGCCTTGGTGGTCTCGGCGGCTTGGGTGAGCTTGGGGGCCTTGTCCACGGCCTTCGGGCACTTGCACCCGGATAAGCCGGCGGCGAGCACGATGGCGCCCGCCGCGGCGATGAGGAGAGAGAGCCGTTGGTGATTTCGATGGGTGCTCATGTACTCATCAGTTTACCCCCGACGCCGGCCTCTCCACCACAGGAGGCCAGCGCCGAGGGCCACGAGCTCGATCACCAGAAACCACACCCACGCGGGGATCATTTCGCCCCCTTGGCGTAGATCACGCGGGAGGCGTCGATCTTGAGCCAACGGCCGTCGTGGAGCTTCACCACTGCGACGATCACCGTAGGGTCAACCCACGGGTATATGCGAATCAGCACGCCCTCGAGCCGGACCTTTCGGGAGCTCTCGGCGAGCTTCCACACCACGGCTACACGCCGGCCGATCTCGAGGCGGAGGCATCGGTTGGCGAGCTGGCGATCCTCTCGACGGCGTTGGGCATGTCGGCGTTTTCCCTCCGCCACGTTCACGTCGGCGTCGGAGCGCGGAACGTATGGCGCCTCACGAGATCCCTGGCGGATGTATTCCACCGTGGGCCTCCTGGTCGAGCCGCGCGAAGAGCTCGAGCACATCGACGGCGGATCTCACCACGGCGTAGACGCCGCCGGCGTCGGCCCATCGGGCTTCCCATGCGGCTTGAGTCTCGCGCTGCACGCCCTTCGCCGTCTTGACCTCGAGGGCCACGGCGCGGCCGCGATAGCTGCCCACGAGATCAGCCGTGCCCGCCGCGGCCATCTTGATCACGCGGTTCCCGAGCTTGATGGCGCCAGCCTGCACACGCACGAAGCTTGCGCGGTCGCCCTGGAGGGCAATGGCCGCCATGATGCTCCGCGTGATGGCGTTCTCGGCGTGGCCCATCAGTCGGCTCCTTCTCGCGGGTCGTAGATCTGAGCCCGTAGCCGTCCGAGCTCGCGGGCGAGGGCGATGGCCTCGGCCACGGATCTCTCGGCCACGGCCATGGCGGTCACGTAGGCGCTCACGGTGGCGGCCTTGCTTGCGGCTTGGAAGCTCGAGGCAATGCGCCGCGCCTTGTCGAGATCGTCCTGCGTGATCATCATGCGCCTCACGTTATCGTGGCTCCGTCATCCGAGACACAAGCCCACAGAGACACGAACGCATAAGCCGCCTGTAGAGGGACCACTCCATTTCCAATGGCGCGAAGTCGGTCCAACCGTGAGGCAAGCCCATGAGCCACTCCGCAAAGATTGGATTCAACCGCGGGCGCGAGGTCGGGTCTGGTGGCGAGGATGTTCCGCCATTCGTCGAGCTGGCTTGGTCCTGGGGGGAATGGTCTCGACCCCATATCTGTGCGCACGTGGTCAGCGCAGTTTGTAGGTTCTTCCCATCCTCGCGCACCGGCTTTTTGCCATGCCTCCACGTCGATCTTAGATCCTCGCCTCCGGTTTCCATCCTCGCCGGCGTCGACCATTCTTGCGTCATCGCTTGCAAGTCTCCGCCGCCGCTCTCCATTCTCCCGAGCTCCTTCTTCCGCGTCGTGGATTCCGCTCCTCCAGTGATCGTGCGCGGCGTCGGCCATTGAATCACTGCATCCAGAAGAGTCCTGTCGAAAAATGTCCCGTTGTTGCTTGCCCTTGAGTTTTTGCAATCCGTGCTTCTTGTGGTCGGCCACAATGTCGCCGCCCGAACCAGATCGTGCTGATTCTTCCCGCAATCCCTCGTGGCCGTGTCCTCGTTGTCGTGAAGAGCCGGACAGTTTGGAGTCGGCCACGCCGAGGATGAATAAGCGCTCTCTACGATGGCTTGCACCAACTTCCGCCGCCGAGAATAATCCAGCCGATACTCGGAAGCCGAGGCGCTCAAGATCGGCGCGAATAGCATCGAAGCCGAGAGTGAGGTGTCCGGCGACGTTCTCGAAGAACACGAAGCCGGGTTCAATCTCGCCAATGATTCGAGAGATGTCTGGCCATAAATGCCGTTCATCACGTTCGCCAAGACGCTTGCCGGCGAGGCTGAACGGTTGGCACGGGTAACCGCCAGAGATGCAATCCACGATTCCACGCCAAGGGCGACCGTCGAAGGTTCGCAGGTCGCTCCAGACAGGCGCATGAGCCACGGTTTTTTCTTCCATGCGAGCCGCCAGAATTGCGGCCGCGAATGCTTCCCGCTCAACGTGACAGACGACGCGAGCCGCTCCGCTTGTTGCAAGGTCAAGTCCGAGGTCGAGTCCCCCGTAGCCGGAACACAAAGAGAGCACGTTGAGGGTTTTACGATCCACACTTCTCCTCCATCGCCTTCGCCGCGTCGGTGGCGGCAATTGCCTTGATGACGGCCTGATACATAATCGGCTTTATCACGTTTACATCCATCTCCTCCATAAACCACGCTCGCCATGCCCTCACCTCCGCGGCGAGGATCTTCACGTTTTGCCGCGCTTCGTCGAGGTTGAATCTGAGCTCGTGAGCGTTGAGGCATTTCGTTCCCGAGCACGCCGCGATGATCGACCATCGGAGCGATTCGAGGTTCGCCTTCGTGCTGGCGAGATCCGCGGCGAGCTGATTGACGCGGCCGGTCTTGTGAGCGTTGGCCTCTTCGAGATGGCGGACCTGAGTCATGAGTCTGAGCATGTCCTCCTCGGTGGTCATCGGGTCGCCTCCTTCGCCTTGCCCACGGTGCCGTAGCCCATGCCACAGAGCTCCGCGAGGTAGGGGCGCGAGACGCCCAGCGCCACGCGGCCAATGAGCACGTTGAGCACCTCGCGCCGGTGGCGCACGTGGGCCGGATCTCGGCTCGGACTCGAGCCGGCGAGGTGCCGCCAGATCTCGGCAACCTCGGGGAGCGTGGCGCGCTTGGCGATCTCGCCGGCGATCACGCGCTCCACGAGGGAGCCCACATCCATGGCGGTGAGCCGCGCCGCCACGATGCTGTGGAGCACCTGCGGGTAGGCCTCGAGGAAGTGATTCCAGCGCCGGCGGTCATCGGTGGCGCCGACGCCCATGCGGCCGTCACGGGTTCGGGTGCGCTCCGGCGGTGCCGGCCAGTATTCGGGACCAGGGGCGAACCCCACGGGGACGGGCTTGGATGCCCGTAGGGGCTTCGCCCACTCTGGGGCCACCCATGGAGCTCTCTCAGAAATGGCGGCCCGTGGCGCGGCCTTCACGGTCTTGGGTGCGGGCTCCGGCTCGGGCTTCGTGGTGGCGATGGGCGAGGGGAGGAGGTTGGTGGCTTTCATTCCGCGATCTCCAGCTCACGACGAAGCCGCGTGAGCAGCACGGCGGCGTGAGATTTCACGCCGGGGGATTTCTTGACGCTCGCCATGTTGCTGGTGACCATGGCCACGGTGAGCAGGGGGTGGAGCGAGACCTGCTGAGCTGCTCCTGATTC